CGGGGCCGGTGTGATATTCGTCGTTCAGGATATTGAGGTAGACACCGGATCTCATAGCCTACCCTCGATCCAATCAGCAAGGGCCGCCAGCGGTGCGAGGACGGCGAGCAGGGCGAAGAGGTATAGGAACAGTTCGATCATAATGCCTCCGTGAGAAACAAAGGAATGACGATATCTCGATCCGGGTGATAGTCGGTTTTTTCCACAACGGCGCCGAGCACGTTACGCTGCACGATATCCCTCATACGTCCCATCATGGCGGCGCTTAACTCTTCGTGCTGGCGATCCTTGCGGCGGATGTTTTCTACCACGGCGCCTTCTGTGTCGGCGCTTACGATATGAACGTGCACCGTTTGAGTCTGACCGAACCGCCACTGCCGGCGGATGGCCTGGTAGAATGATTCCCAGGAATCCGACAGGCCAACGAATACACAATGACTAGTGGCCTGCCAGTTCATGCCGAAGCCGGCGATTTTTGGTTTGCTGACGAGCGCCTTAATCTGGCAGTCAGCGAAACCAAGCAGTGATTGTTCCTTGTGGTCTGGCGTATCGGCGCCTTTGACTTCAACCGCGTCAGTGGTCAGATCGGTGAGCAGGGCGGATTCGGCATTAAGATGGCACCATATGATTGCGGGATCATCTAACGCATTGACGATTTCAGCCGCCTTTTCACATCTAGCATTGAGACTGTCGCGCCTTGCTGTATTCCTCTCGGTGAGCGATTGGGCGGGCGTTACGAACAGATCATCTGTGGCCTCGGTTTCTATGACGTGGCTGTGGTACTGGACCGGCGGCAGATCATAATCGGAAGAATCAAATCCGAGATCGGCGGGGGTGGTGATGAACACTGACCAACTTGCCAACCATTCCCAAAAGCGATCCTTCCCGTGTCCCTTTAGCCGCCATTTCTGCGTATCGCTGCCATCATGGATAAAGAACATGGCGAGCATTTCAGTCTGCGACATGATCCCGAGAAATTCTGACTGGGTGCCGAGTTCCATATAATCGTTCGGCGATGGCGTGGCGGTGCAGCTCAACTTGTAGGGGGTTTTCAGGAATGAATCAGTGATAAACCGGCGGAGTTTCCCGTTGAGTCCTTTCAGGATAGATGACTCATCCAAAACAACGCCAGCAAAATATTCCGGGCTGAAGTGATGCAGTTTTTCATAGTTCGTTATGAATATTCCTGGTCCTATCACATCATCCTGAGATTCAACATAAACGCATGGAATACCGAACCTGACACCTTCCCTCTCGGTCTGCTTTGTGACCGCTAGAGGCGCTAACAGGATCACGTTGCCGCCGGTATGCTTAACCACTTGATCCGCCCAAACAAGCTGGGCCAGTGTTTTCCCTAGCCCGGTATCAAAGAACAGGCCGGCGCGGCCACGCTTGCAGGCCCATGTTACGGTGACTCGCTGATGCGGGAACATGGCGTCTGGATAGGTTGACTCGTCAGGAGTGAATCCAGCGTTGATTGATTCTATAGATTTGTTGTCGATGAAATCCTGATAGATCATAATGACTCCGTTCGACGAGTGAACCATCGTCTGACAGCATAGCTTCTAAGTATGCTGATAACGGTGAACCACGCGCCGATCATCAGGTTGTCGGATATCGAAACATGGATATCGAATAGCGGAAATATTGCTATCTGACTGAGGACCGCCACGCTGTAGCCGATGCCAACATTGGTGATGGATTCGATCAGGCTGTGGGTTCGGGTCTGCATTAACCAACATCCTCAAATAGATCGATCTGTGTCTTGTTTGCCATCTCCATATTCCGTGCTGCGAGCTGGAAATAACTGGCCTTTAATTCGGCGCCAACGAAACGCCTGCCCATCTGGATGGCAATATATCCCTCCGATCCAATGCCCATGAACGGACTCCACACGGTATCTCCTGGGTTCGTCCACAGCTGGACGGCGCGCTCTATGACATCGAGCTGCAGCGGGCAGATATGGCGCTCGTCGTCTGATTCCCTGGCGGTGCGAAATTGCAGGGTATCGGTCTGTTTGATGTCTGACCATATCGGCGAGGCGTAACGCTGCCAGATGTCTATCGGTGTTCCGTTGTCGTTGGCGATAACATAAGCGCGGCGGCCGTCATCGTATTCGACCGGACTGAAGTTAGGCGGTACATCTTCTCCGACTAAATAGGCCAGCGGGCCGGATACCGGTTCAGGATTTTCCCCTGGCTTCCGCATCACTACCAGATAATCCGGTATACCCTGGCGGGACATCGTGGAGTCTTTGAGTAACTGTTTGTGCAGCAGTCCGAGCGCCTTGGTGCGCTGCATGGCGACCACGGGATCTTTCCAGATGCAGACCTCGGAGTGATAGATAAATCCGGCCTCCTGATAGGATCGGATGATTTCTCCGCGAAAGTCCCTGACCCCGATGAATCCATCGTTCTGTTTGGATGTCGGGAGGTTCATACAATGGATCGCCACATTACGGCCGGGCATCATGGCGCGGAACTGTTCGGCGATCAGGAAACGATAGTGCGTCCAGAACTCATCGGAACTGGCGCTGTTTCCCATATCCCTATCAGAGTTTGAGTAGGTGTATAGCGTCTCGAATGGTGGAGAGAACACGGAAAAATGCACGCTGTTATCCGGCATGGCCTTAGCGACATCTATGGTATCGCCGTGATATATGGCGTAGTCGTCGGTGATGATCTGGTCTATGACTTTCATAAGCTGGCCAGTTGGGTTAGTTTCCGGTTAATCTCTACCGCCTGCGCGGTGAGGTCCATCAGGATGATTTCGGCAAACTGATTTTCAAGTGTTGACGCTTTGTGGGCCTCCCGTATATCGGACAAGAGAAGGTCCGAGCATTGGGCCGCTTTGATGACATTTTCTTGTAGTGTGTTCATAATTCCTCGCTGTGATCTTTGATGTACTGCTGGGCATACTCGATCAGGCTGTCCTCCATATCGGCGCGCAGGGAGCGCCACAGGGTTTCCTCCTGCTCTTCGTTGAAGCACGGCACCTCGATGCCTTCGACCGTCCACGCCGGGCCGAAGCCGACGGCGGGATCTTCGGGCTGGTAGTCGAGGTGGATGTCGATGGTGATGGGGATGGTGATTTGCATTATCCAGCCTGCCTCTTCAGCAACTCCGGGCAGCCGTCGAACTGGATGGCCGGTTTGCCGCGTAGGGCTTCATACTCGTCGATCTGGTTGAGGGCCTGGGCAAGGTAGGACGCGAGGTATCCGAAGGCATAGGCGTGGATCTCGGCGGTCTCGTTGGCGGCGCCGTTGGCGATGGCGCTCTCGATGGCGTTGCGTTTTATGGATTGGATGGTGTGCATTAGTTCCAGCTCCTGACGTTTGAGGCAAATTCTGTGAATGATGCTGCTTTCTGGTTCCAGTCGTAGCAGGGATGGACTTCCGTACCCTTGCAGATGTCGCGGCCAAGGCCGATTACGAACCAGCCGGAGGGAAACCGCTCGACGATAACCTGAGTGGATTCGGGCGTGCCTTTATAAGAGGACGGGAAGGATTGAGCGTTGGGGTCGATCTCGAACCTGACGCCGGTCCAGTCTTTTTTGTGGAGCATGTGGCGCAGGGTTGTTTCGATTTGCTTGACTGAAGACTGGATGTGGTGCGCACTGATGCAGCGTGCTCTGGCACGGGATTCGACCGCGTCGATGGCCTTGTTTAGTTTCTCGTCGTTTTGAAGATTGATTTTCATTTTATTGTGTCCCTTTTGGTGGCCGTCCGTGGCCGTTGTGGTTTTAGACCCACATCTTGTCAGCATATACGCCCTGGGAATCTGATCCGGCGTCGTGAAGCAAGGAAGCAAACCGACGATTGAGGTGGGTTTCAACCGATATAAGGCGGTTTATTTCCCGGCGTATAAAGTGCTGCTCAATACTGTCTGTTTCGTTGTTGAGATTATCGTGCGCCCATATTTTCTCAATTGCGATCATCTCCAGCTTGTCATGTAGTTCCTGCTTGTTCATTTTCTGTCCCTTTATTGTCTCCGCTGTGTGAGATTGAATAATAGCACCAGAATGTCTTAGGGTGCAAGCACTAATCACCAAATATTCGTACTTGTCATATAGGACAGTATGACATAGAATCGGGGCATGACTACTCAAAAAGAAATTTTA